ATGCAAGATCGGGCTGGTTGTGCCAAGCACTTGCCCCCGGTACGTATGCCACAACCAGCCCACAACTATTTGCTGCAACACGGCGTAAGTCCGAGGGGGGTGCCTCTTTCCCACGAAGTGAGGGGTGGCCTTTCGCCGTACCCGCCCCCTCGCGCGCGCACAATGTCATTCACAAACAGATACATCGGCGGCATGTCGAATTTCTATTTTTCCACGACATACACTGATTTTTCCGTCGAGGCCAACCGCCGTGAATTTGTAGATGCATTGGGGAAGCCTGTGGAGTTGGACCCAGCATTGGTTTCCGCTGCTGCCGTCTATCTGGAGGGTGACTACACCGCATTCGGCGTCAACAGCGGCCCGGGAGGCAACTTCACCGTAAACGGCGCCCTGACGGCGGCATCTACAAGCCCGAGCGATTAACATGAGCGGAATAGGAAAGACAGTCACCTCGCAAGTAATGTCCGGCCTTATCGGCCCGGCCTCGTGGTCTGGCCCCATCACCTACGCGTTCCCGACACTCGCCAGCGACTACGCATATACGATGGAGCCCTCGGACGACTTCTCCGTCGCAACAGCCGCAATGCAGGTCGCAGCGCTGTTCGCGCTCAACTCCGTCGCCGGGTTCACCAACGCATCGATTTCCGCCGGTTCGGCTACAACAGCAACCATCCGGGTCGCAGTCTCGGGGAACCCGGCAACGGCCCATGCCTACCTGCCCGCCACCTCTTCAATGTCCGGCGACGTATGGATAGGGACGAACTATGATTTCAACGCGGCGCAGGCCGGAAACTACGCATGGCACACGATATTGCATGAGATCGGTCACGCCCTCGGACTGAAGCATGGCCATGAAGCCCGCGCGCTACCAACCGCCGTAGACGCCCTCGAATACACCATCATGACTTACCGGGGCTACGTCGGCGACGATACCGGCCCTTACAGCTACGGTTCCACCGATGCTCCCCAGACCTTCATGATGGAGGACATCGCAGCGCTCCAGCAGCTCTACGGCGCCGACTTCACAACCAACAGCGGGGCAACGACGTACAAGTGGAACCCCGGCTCGGGCGACACGCTGATCAACGGCGCGCTTGCCATTGACGCAGTCGGGGTGGAAACCTTCGCCACGATTTGGGACGGTGGCGGCACCGATACCTACGACCTCAGCAGTTTCACAACCGCCGTCACGGTAAACCTCGCCCCCGGCATGTCATCCACATTCACCACTCTCGCCAACGTCGGGGGAGGCCAATTCGCCTCGGGCAACATCTACAACGCCCGGCAGTATCAAGGCAACGCCGCGTCGCTGATCGAGAACGCCATCGGCGGTAGCGCCGGGGACGTAATCTTCGGTAACACAGCCAACAACTTCCTCCAAGGCAAGGGCGGGATTGATATTCTTTGGGGCCTCGCCGGCGACGACACCCTAACCGGCGGTGCTGCCAAAGACCATTTCCATTTTAACCTCGGCGACGACGTCATTACTGATTTCGTCGAGGGCCTTGATAAGCTTTGGATCGACATTCCCGGGTTCACTTTCTACAGCTTCATGGCGCTTTCTACTACCGCGGCCGGGGATACAACTTTCACAATCAGCGGCGACACCCTCTTCCTCGAGGACGTTCGCAAGGCTGATCTCGCCCCGGAGGACTTCCGATTTCTATGACCCTTGTTGAAGAACTAGCCGAGTATTCCGACGATCCCTACGGCTTCGTTCTCTTCGCGTTTCCGTGGGGTGAGCCGGGGGAACTGGAGGATCAGTTCGGCCCCGAGCCCTGGCAACAGAAGATCCTTGAGCAGCTTGGCGAGGGCGTTATTGACGTTAGTTCGGCGATTCAGCTCGCCCGCACCTCCGGCCACGGCATCGGCAAGTCCGCGTGCGTTTCGTGGATAATCTTGTGGGCCATCAGCACTTTCGAAGATACCAAGGGCGTCGTCACCGCGAACACCGAGAATCAGCTGAAGACGAAAACGTGGGCTGAGGTGGCGAAGTGGTATCGCCTCTTCATCGCTAACCATCTGTTTAAGATGACAGCGACGGCGTTGTTTTCCGCCGACCCGGCGCACGAACGCACTTGGCGCATCGACATGGTTCCGTGGAGCGAGCGGAACACCGAAGCATTCGCCGGTCTCCATAACAAAGGCAAGCGTATTCTCGTGATCTTCGACGAGGCGTCCGCGATTCCCGACGTTATTTGGGAGACGACCGAAGGCGCACTGACAGATAAGAACACGCAGATTATCTGGGCCGTGTTTGGCAACCCGACGAGGAACAAGGGAAGATTTCGCGAGTGTTTCGCGGGGGGTAGATTCGCCCACCGCTGGAAAGGCGAGGCTATCGACAGCCGGTCCGTAAGTATAACGGACAAGGCGCTGTTTGAGAAGTGGGCGCTGGACTACGGCGACGACAGCGACTTCTTCCGCGTTCGCGTTAAAGGGGCCTTCCCCCGGGTCGATGCGGAGAGCTTCATTTCCCTTGATTCCGCTCTTGAGGCTGTCGATCGGGAGATCTACCCGCAAGCGGCCTCGGTGGTCCTCGGTGTAGACGTAGCCCGGTTCGGTAACGATGCCTCGTGCATCTATCCCCGCTGCGGTAGGGACGGAAGAACTCGGCCGCCGGAAATCTATTATGGATTAGATACGATGCAGCTTGCAACGAAGGTTGCCGCGGCTAGCCTGCGTTACAACGCGAGCGTGGTTATGATTGACTCGGGCGGTGTCGGGGGCGGTGTTGTCGACCGGCTGCGTCAGCTTCGCATCAACGTGATCGAGGTGGATTTCGGCTCGAAGCCCGACGGGGTGAACCCGGATGATGGAAGTAAGTATGCGAATAAGCGGGCGGAGATCTGGGGCGCACTACGGGATTGGCTCCGCACCGGCTCGATTCCGAATATACCGACCGGGGAAAAGACGACCCTCGTTAGCGAGCTAACCGCCCCGAGCTACGGTCTTAATAACAAGGAAGAGATCCTTCTCGAGAGTAAGAAGGATATGCGCCGGCGGGGGAGTGTTAGTCCGAACTGCGCCGACGCCCTGGCATGTACTTTCGCGATGCCCAGCGCTACGATTGATATTCGGGACCCGCGGATGCTCGAGGGTATGAAGCCAGTGGTGGCAGAAGATTATAACCCGTTTTCTAAGGAAAGGATTTACGGATGAGTTTCATGGGTGGCGGCGGGGGTGGAAAAGGAAAATCCTCCGGTAAAGATGTTTATGTTCCAAAACAGGGCTATGAAGGTAGATCGTCTCTAGACGCTTGGAACGCACAGCAGGATATCAAGGACCAGCAAAGTTCCTTAATCTCCAGCGAGGTATCTTCTCAGCTTAAAACCAAGCTGAAGAAACCATCCCTGATGTCAGGAGGAATGCGATGAGCTTCCTATCCCCCAAGCCGCCGAAGGTGGCCAAGCCGCCAACCCAGGCCGAGCCCATCACCCTCGGCACTTCTCAAAACGCGGACCTGGGCCTCAATGCCCCGGGCTCATCCCAGGGTTCTCTAATCTCAACTTCCGCCCAGGGCCTTCGCCGCAAACCCACCACCCGCAAACCTTCCCTAATCTCCGGAGGCATGAATGCAAGCGCCTAAAGGCTTCCTTGAAAAACTCCGCGGGAAGATGTCGGCCCTCGATACGGCCCGTCAGCCCTATTTCCAGCTTTGGAAAGAGTGCGCTGACTTTATCCTCCCGCGGCGTTACGTCTGGTTGAATAACAGTTCAGCGATGAACCGTGTTCTCTCCATGCGTAATCCCCACATCATCGATGCGACAGCAACCATCGCGGCGAGGGTACTCGCCTCGGGCATGATGAACGGAGTCACCTCCCCGGCTCGCCCGTGGTTCAAGCTCCGTGTCACCGGCCGCGAGAGCATCGCCGACGGCCCCATCCAGCGCTGGCTTGACGAAACGACCCAGCGTATGATGCTCGTCATGGGGCAGTCGAATTTCTACAACGCCATGGCCGTTATGTACCTCGACCTCGTAGTCTTCGGTACCGCGGCTATGCTCGTCTACGAGGATTTCGATAACGTAATCCGGTGCTACAACCCCGCGCTCGGTGAGTACTACCTCGCCCAGGACGATCGCCTGATGGTGAATACCTTCGGGAGAAAGTTCCACATGACCGTGGGGCAGGTGATTGCTAAGTGGGGTGAAGAGAACGTTAGTGAACAAGTGAAGAATCTCTGGAAACGGGGTGGTGCTAGCACACAGGTTTCGATCGAGATTCACCACATCATCGAGCCCAACGACGACGGCCTCGTTAAGATAGCGAAGAAGTTTAAGTTCCGCGAAACCTACTACGAAGTGGGTGCCCCGGATGGAGTGGTGCTAGCGCAGTCCGGGTTCCGCGAACTCCCGGGCCTCTTCCCGCGGTGGGAGCTTTGCGCTAACGACAGTTACGGTTCCTGCCCCGCCATGGAAGCCCTCGGGGATTGTAAGCAGCTTCAGCAAGAATCCCTTCGCAAAGCCCAGGGGCTGGATAAGATTATCACCCCGCCGATGCTCGCAGATGTGCAACTGCAGAACAAGCCGACGGCCCTGATTCCGGGGGCGGTTACTTACGTAGCCGGGGTTAATAACATCGGGGTGAAACCCATCTATCAAGTCACCTTACCTTTGGCCGAGATAACCCAGGACCTCGCCCAGATCCAAGAACGTATCCGCGAGATCTTCCACAACCCCCTCTTCACCATGATCTCCCAGCTTGACACCGTGCGCTCCGCCACCGAGGTTGACGCGAGAAGGGAAGAGAAGCTAGTGCTTCTCGGCCCGGTTCTTGAACGCTTTGAGAACGAGGCCCTCGACCCCGCCATCAATCGCATCTACTCCATCATGCAGCGGGCCGGCCTCATCCCCGAGCCCCCCGAGGACATCGCCGAGCTCGATCTCGAAATCCAGTACGTGTCGATCCTATCGACCGCACAGAAGGCCATTGGCGCTGCACCAACCGAGCGCTGGGTTGGCTTTATCGGCAACCTCGCGGGGGTGAAGCCCGACCTTATCAACATCGTGGATTGGGAGCAGCTCGTCCGCGGTTATGGCCGTGATATCGGGGTGCCAGAGAAATACATGGTTCCGGTTGAGGAATCCTCCGCCGCTACCGCGCAACAGAACGCGCAAGTTAACGAAGCCTCAGCCATTCAACAGAGCGAAGTTGCAACCAAGGCCGCCCAACAGCTTTCCGCAACCGATGTCGGGGGCGGCGCTAATGCCCTTCAAGCTTTGCTCGGAGGTTGAGGAAATGAGGCGCGTCGGCACCGGCTTGGCCGTAGGGCGAAAAATCGGTTGGGCAGGAAATGCATACCCCTTGTGGGTTGACACGGGCGAATCATAATCAGCACTATCGCGCCAAAGGGAACAGGCGGCCGTAAGGCCGCCCCCCTTGGCCCAATTGGGCCCTTCCGGTCGAACTTGTCACGCATTTTCGGGGCCCCGGCCGGTATTTTTGACCCGCCCGTAGTTTGAAGCTGAGATATGGCGCTTGCAAATCACTCGAAAATAGGATAAGGATATGAACGACGTAACCAAAATGAAAGCTCAATGGGAGGCCCAGGATAAGTTCGAAGTTGAAGAAGCCTACCGAGCCCTTCTCCGCACTCCCACCGGCCGAAAGTTCTTATCTTATCTTCTCGAAATAACCAAGTTCATGCAGCAGCCCTTCCAAGGCTCCGCTCTCAACACCGCCTTCGCATGTGGCGAACAGAACATCGGCAAGCGCGTCCTCGCCGATATGATGGAAATAGACCCCGACGCATTCGTCTTACTCCTCAAGGAAAGAAATGATGTCCACAGCCAACGAGCCCGTAACCTCACCGCAGCCGACATCGGAGACTCCGTCCCCGGTTTCGACTACGACCGAACCAACGACTACGACAACTGAGCCCGTTGTAGCCCCGGTTGTCGTACCCCCACTTACTGCTGAGTCGATTAAAATCCCCGATGGCTTCACTATCGATGATGCCACTCGGGATTCCTTCCTCGGCGTTATGAATGACGACAAGCTTACCGCTGCGGATCGCGCACAAAAGCTGATCGACATTCAGACCAATCTTATCAAGTCGCAAGACGAAGCCGCTACCGCTGCATGGAATGCGCAGCAGGAAACGTGGCAGAACGAAGTCAAAGCTGACCCCGAGGTCGGCGGTGATAAGATGGACGGGGTGCTAGCCGGAATTACCAAAGTGATCACCGAGTACGGCTCCCCCGAAATCGCAGAGATCCTCACGAACACGGGCGCTGGCAACAACGTCCACAAGGTTCGGATGATGAATAAGATAGCCAAAGCTCTGAACGAGGGGACCGGACACGCAAACGGAAATCCGCCCCCGGATGAAAAGTCCGCGGCCCAGAAACTTTTCCCCTCTATGAAGTAGGAGCATTGAATGTCAGTTCTCGCGACAACCAATCCCACGCTTCTCGATCTTGCCAAGCGGACAGACCCCGACGGCAACATCGCGACGCTCGTGGAACTTTTGAATCAGGTCGGTGACGACGTACTTAACGATATGGGCTGGCAGGAAGGCAATTTGCCAACCGGTCATCGCACCACAGTTCGCACCGGCCTCCCCGCCCCGACCTGGCGCAAGATCAACGGCGGCGTCCAGCCGACGAAATCTTCGACCGCCCAGATCACCTTCAACACCGGTATGCTCGAAGCGTATGCCGAAGTTGACAAGGCGCTGGCCGACCTCAACGGCAACACCGCTGCTTGGCGTATGTCGGAAGAGCAGGGCCACATCGAAAGCATGAAGCAGGATCCGAGTCAGACCCTGTT